CACTTCCAGCAAATGGAACAACTATTAAATCATCTTTTCGGCTACAAGTTTTTATTAATATTCTTGTTAATTTTTCGGGCTTTACTGTATCGTGGTCATAGTCGCTCGTTTCGTAGTTTGGCAACCTTATTACATCACCTAAATGTAAAGCGTTGTTAAATGGTCTACGTAGTTCTTCGTATTCCTTGCGTAGTTCTTCGTATTCCTTTGTTAAATAAGGTGTACACCAAGTTTGTAATTTTTGGTACATTTCCTTTGTTAACATTGTAGGTTCTGCTTTATCTAAACTCAAACAAGCAGAAGCAACACCACCGCCATTTGTCGCAGTTCCTAACGCTTCATTAACTTGTTTTAATACAACTTTACCTTTTGCTTTTACTATTTCGGCTCTTATGTAGTCACGTATCATAAAAACGCATTGAGTTAAATTATACCTTTCATTACTATACATTAAAATCCTTTCAGTAAGTGGTGCAAAGGTTCGCAAATCTTCGTTAAACCTTATTTGCTGTTTGTGGTCGTTTGTGTTTTCCCATACTATGCTATTTAATAAATCAAAATGCTTATCAAATATAACTTGAGCGTAAGCAATATTTTTAGCATCACCATACCAAAGTAAAGTGCCATTATCTGCTAAAATCCTTTTACATTCAATCGCCCATTTTTCAACATCATCCAAATAATCATCAAAAGTTTTCCAAATAAAATCAAAGTCACCTTTTACTTTATAATATGGTGGGTCTGCAATTATTAAATTTGCACACTTATCTGGCAAATCATTATTTAAAAAATCTATATTGTTTACTTTGTTTAATCCCATTTTTTAAAAGTTTTATGCTTGCTTAAATACAGCATATTTATTTTCATACAATCCAAGCAAAATGTTTACTTGATTTCTTAACCTAATCCGATTGGTAGAATCTTGCATTTGTCCGTTTATTTCGCTTTTAAGCCACTTTTTCACTTCAGATAACTTAGTATTTAACTCCAAGTAAAACTGCTTTGTGTGCTTGTCGCTTGGTGTTTGCTTTAATCCTTCCATAAATTCCAGGTAACGATCACCATAGATTCTCTTTATGCCTTGAATGTAGTTCATTGCATCTCCACTTTTAAAGTGGTTTGATTCAAAAGATTGGATGTGGATGTTGTGCAGGTTAAATCTTATCTGACTGCTACCTCCTGCGTGATAAAAATGTCCTGCGTTCATCTTGCCAAAGTTTCCAGTTGCTATACAAGGCTGCCCATTGTCAATGATTCTTACTAACTCATTTATCTTTGGCTGAATCATCGTGCTTTTAACCTTGCTTAAACTCATCAAGTCTATCTTTTGCTTTTGGTCTTGCAATCTTTCCTTGTGCTTGGTTTCTTTTTTTGCTTTAATGGTGTGTCGGTTTAAAGTTTCTTTGCCCTCATCCGTTCCGTATAGCCATTTTTGAAAGCATTTGTGTTCAAAGCATAAGCCATACTTTCTCCGTTCTACCAGGTTATTACATCCGAAGCCTTTTGCCTTATTTATGCCCTTGCACTTTTTCATAAAACAAAAGTAAAAAAAAGCCTTACAATGTTTGTAAGGCTTTTCATATTTTTTATTTACAATAAACTATTTTTTCAAACAAATCACCTAATTTTAGTAAAAGCAATTCTTCCTCCATTGTCATTGTTCCGTTATCTCTTTTGTCTTCAAGATTGTTCATTCTGTTTATTAAGTTTTCCATAATTTTTTGTTTTTTAATTGTTTTTAAATAACTTGATAATGTAAATATAAAACAAATATTTTAAACTACAAAATTTTTAACCTAAAAAAATAAATTATTTTTATTTATAGTATTTAAAAAGTAAAAATATAGCAATCGCAATGAACAATGATGCAAGTAAAGACCAGCATTTAAAAAATGCAGATGTGCAAATTAAAAATATAATTACTGTTGATTGAATAGATGTATTTTTCATTTTGTTTGTTTTATTGCTCTAATGCTTCCTTTACCTTGTGGTAGGTGTCGCTTAAATCTTGATTGTATGAATTTGGATGTAATGCGTTTTTTACTTCGTTTAAGGCATTTATTATGGTGCTGTGGTCTTTATTGCCAAATAGCTTTCCTATGTCTTTAAGGCTCATACTTGTATTATACTTTAGCCAGGCTATCAAGCTGTATCTGTAATAAATAACATCTCTTGACCTTTTATGTAAAAAATGCTTTCTGCTTACATTCAAATCATCACACAATATTTCAATATAACTTGCCACCACATTACTCAAATGGTGTCCACTTCTTTTTGGTGATATTCTGTGTATGGTTAAGTTTATTTCCTCTTGGTAATTTGGGTAATCTTCTCTTAATTGTAAAAGTTTTCCTATTAATTCTCTGCTCATTTTGTTTTGTTTTATTGTCCGTTTAAAATTTGTTCTATTGCTTTATACCCATAACCAGCTTTCCTTAGTAATCCTATAATCCTATCTAAATCATCATCATTTAGCTTTTGTATATTGTTTTGAAATTGGTTTTTAATGTCATCATCAATGCACTTTATTAGTAAATCTAATAAATAATAATCTTCTTCCATTACAGCTAAAGTAATTACACCTTTAATTATCTCAATCATATTTTATAAAATTATTTGTTTCAAAATCTTCTTGTCTTATATACAATGGTTTGCTTTGCTCTGCACTTATCCTAATCTTAACAAACTTACTAAAATCAAATGAATTATTTACCATATCTTGCCAGGTATAAACCTTCACATTTTTGTCATAGCTTACAAAATCTGCTATGCTTGGCTTTGGATATTTGCAATGATCAATCACATAGTTTACAGCATCGGTGAATCTTTCATCTGTAAAGCCATTTCGTTTAAGGCTCTCAGTTAATAAGTCTGTGAACATCGCATCGGTCTTTTCAAACGCTGCTAAGATCTTTAAGCAGTTCTTTTTGATTCCTTCTTTACTTAACTTTCCATTGTAGATACTTATTGCACCATTATCAATCCTGGAAATGCTTGTCAATGGATGCTTCAAATTGTTCTCTTGTAATATTTCGCTTAGTTTTTCCATTTGTTTTGTTTTTGTAATTCCCCTCTAATATCTTAATAAAATTTTGCTTTTGCATTAACCAATCAAAATCAGCTGTCCAACCCCTATTGTTGTCACCATTTAAAAATGAAGATTCAGCAGTTAAATCTATTGCCTTTTTTAAATCATCTTTAGAATATTCTTTCATCCGATTTGTTATAAGCATTTTTCTTTTATCAGTTGCCTTTATAACTTTTGGAAGATTAACACAAACACCGTTAAAGTATTCAATAACTCCCTCAGCTAATTTATTAGCGTTATTATTCTTATTATCTTTTTTTATTTTATCTTCTTTTATCTTATGGCTTTCATTCGGCTTTACTTCGGCTTTAGTTCGGCTTTCCGTTGGCTTTTGTTTGGCTTTTTTTGGTCTGCCTCCCATCTTGCCCTTTGCGCTATTTATAGCACTTAAAGATATGGCATTTTCACGCTGAGAATCTAAAAATTTAATTGAAATATCTTCACCTTGTAAATCTATTACACCTTCTTTAATTAACTCATTTAATGCACTTTCGTAGTTTAATCTTCTTAGCACTTGTCCTTTTGTTAATTCGCAGTTACGTTGCCAGTAATAGGCGCAAATATTAATAAATAAACCTTGCGCTTCTAAGCTACAAAATGAAACATCTTTTGTAAGATATTCTGCTGGTTCAAATTGAAAATATGGTAGTTCTTTTGCCATAATATTAGTTATAAAAAAAGGCTTTAATCTACTCCTTACAAACGCACTGCAAGTTTCAAAAAAAGCCTAAATATTAATTTTTTTAGCTATCGTGTGCGTTACGATTTATTGCTACTTTACAAAGATAAGGTTTTATTCAATAGTATTCCTTAAAATAAGGTTTTTTTAATCTGTAATATCCTAAAAGTTCTCTCTTTGGGAATACCTCTTCTTCATCCTTGTATATTTGCACCTGGTTTGCATAACGGATTTTAAAGCTAACTTCACCACCATCACGAAACATATCTATCTCGTTAAATGGTATGGGTAAACATTGTTTAAGTTCTAAGACATCTACCTCACGCTTCTTTAATACTCGTTTAACGCTTCTTCCAGTAGTAATGCCATAACAACTACCCAATACACCAAGATGAACTTTTACCTTTTGTCCTGCTTTAATCTTCTCCATTGATATTTTTTTGAATTGCTGTTAATAAATCCTTGTTTTCTTGCACTCCAAATATCACATCCATTATGTAATCAATGGCTAATGTAAGTTCATTCTGTGCAGCTAATCCCTCTTTAGCACTTTGCTCATCCACGTTACTATTTATAATGCGTTCTAAGCGGTTTAATTCTCTTTCTGTGGCATTCATAAAGTTGTTATGATGTTGTTTGTAGGAGTGCTTTATTTGACCATCTAACTGCTCAAATGTCAACTGCTGTAATTGCATTAAAACCAATGCCCTTGATATTATTCTTTCCTTGCTCATAGTGTTTGTGTTTTTAAGTTTAAAATTTCTGTGTATCCTCTTTCTTTGCCTTGCTTTTGCCATCTTAAAGCCTTTTCATATTGTCTTTGATTGGCTAACATTGACTGCTTTAGTTCATCGGTAACTATTTGATACTTTGTGTATCTGCCTCTTGATGTTTCACGAATCAAACCCATATCAAGCAAGTCTGTTACCCTTCCAGATAACTCGTTTAAGCCTTTCTTATTTAGCTTAACTCTAAGCTGTTCTAAGGTCTGTGATTCTATTGTTAGCAGTCTAAAAACTTTTGCTTTGTCTGTGTTAAATTTGCCACTTTCCATACCTTGTATAAAAGCCTCTTTTTGTGCTGTACTCATTTGTTTTGTTTATTGTTTTAAGTTAAAAAAATCGTTTACAAATACAGTTCCCACTAATTCTCTTGCTGGGTCTGTTAGTTGTTTAAGTTCATAAGGGACTTTATCAAATTGCGTTTGATTGTTTACTATTAATTGAAATAAATCATTCCCTTGCTTATGTGTTATAAAAACATAAGAATCTTTTTTAGCGTACAATGTGTTATATTCGGAAAAATCCATACTAATATTATGCTTTTTTGCATTTAATTTAATAAGTCTTTCTTTTTGTACAATCCATACATTGAATTCCGTTTCGTAATTAAATCTAAATTTCATTTGTTTTGTTTTTTTGGTTATTTAATAATGTTATTAATAGGTTTTACTGTATTCATATATTCTCTTGCTACCTTAATGCACTCGTTGCGTTGTTCAATTCGTACCTGGTCAAATGCGTGTGGAATCATATGTATTCTTTGGTCATCTGATAACTCAATGAAATTATCAAACCAAGATAACTGAACGTTGGAAGATTGTGTGCAGTAATCTACAAGTCCTTTGCCAGTAAATATATGATTGCTTACTAACTCAACTACATCTCCAATAAACTCTTCTCGTATGTCACCACTCAAATCACTTATATTGTACTTCCAATCCATTCGCTGTATCTCGTCATCAATTAACTTTGCAGGTGTATCTACAAGAACGTGAACTAACAAACTATCTTTTATATTCCATAAATCCATATAACAATCTAATTGTCTTAGATACATTTCATTTGGCTTTGATAATAGGTGCTTGTTAAATGATTCAAATGACCAAGCCGACTTAATGTCAATGATTACATCATCACTCTTAACATCTCGCAAACCAGTTACCCAATCATTTTGCTTTCTTTCTGTGTCCTCCGTTAAACGTAAACCAAGAATGCGACTTGTCAAATCTCTACCAGCTTTCTCTGCTTCTATGCCTTTGGTAAAGTATTTGTTTTCAAGTTTTGACCTCCGACCAGTTCGCTTCTCAAATACTAAATCGTTTAGGTATTTCTTAGCAGTATCATTTAGCTTGTACGTTTCACTTTCATTATGCTTATGCTCTAATGAATGCCAGGTTTTCTTTTGATTGTCCGTTAATGGTTTGCCTTCTCCGTTTGCTCGTTCGCGATAAGCTGTAAGCGTTTCGCTTTGCGTAGCTGTTAATGGTTTCGGTACGTTTACAATCGTGCCAACTGAATGGCTGCGAAAAATGTGTTTTTCAAACATAGTTGTTTTGTTTTGTTTATGCCTACTCTATTTCGGATTTTTGGCATCCTCCGTTTTGTTTATTTGATTATTTGAAACATATTCCAACTTTTAAATTTTGAACTATCTGAAAATGTAGGAAACCATTTTTCACTATCATTGAGATTTTGTTTGTCGGCTCTAAGTACTCTTTGTTGACCATTTTCAGACTCAAGTAAAGCAAATTTTGCAATAACTTTTATTTTGCTTCCGTTATTTCTGTATAAAGTTTCAACTGCTTCTACGATGTTTTCAACTTCAAAACTTTTAATTTTGTCGCCAATTTTTAGTGTGTTTTCTTGTTTTAAAGTTTTCATAATTGTTTTGTTTTGTTGTTAACGATACCCAAATCTAATATTAATATTTCAGACTACAAAATTTTGTAGCAAAATAATTAAATATTTTTTTGTTTTTCATTAATTACTTCCTGGTAATTGGTTTGCTCTTTGGCACTCATAGCACTCCAAATCATATCCAACTCCTCTGATGATTCGGCTTTGTCTATGTCCTTAATCCAGTCCTTAACTTGTATCTCCTTAAACTCATCCTTATTATAAATGTCAGCAGCTATGCCAATTTCAGCAGCGCACTTTTTTAAACAATCAGTTGCAGCAGATTTTAAATCATTACCTATTGATAATGGCACACGATTACCTTGCGCATCTGTTCCACGTTTATACATTATGTCCTTGTTTCCGTATTGCGTTTTAATAATCGTGCGACCATTTGACCTGCAAGTTAAACGACCTTTTACAATAGCTTCATCGTGCATAATCTTATCTTCTAATACTTCAAAATCCCAATCCCATCCAAACATCAGATTTAAGACCTTTTTAACGTATCCTCCACTTACATAATCCCAAGTGCCTCCACCTTTAGCTGGACGCTTCTTTACATACGCTTTTGGAGTACGTTTTAATATCTGAGCAAGTTGGTTTGCATTCAAGCTATTGTCATCTACCAGGCTTAAATCTTCTGCGCTTATAAGTGCTAAATTATTCTCTTTCATTTTACTTTATTTTAATGGTTATTTGTTTATTTCTATGAATCATTTTTAAGGTGTTGTCTGCGCTTATTCCAAACTTACTTAGCTTGTGTCTGCTGCACAGCTTTACCTCTGCTTCAAACACAGCTACCATAGTAGTAATGTTGTTATCATTTAATAGCCTTTGTGCTAATGAGTATAATGCATTAAATTGTTCCATTGTTTTGCTTTTTAAAGTTACGAAATTTTAAGTTCTAATCCAACTAATTCTGCATATTGCATCATCTTAGTTGTGGGCATATCAAACTTATTTTGCTCCCAATTTAACACGCTCTGTGGAGTGCTGTCAAGATGTTCTGCTATGTCCTTTTGAATTAATCCTTTTTCTTTGCGCTTGGCTTTTAAGATTCCAAGTAAATCTGTGTATGTTAATGTTTTCATTTTAGATTGTTTTAAAAAATGTTAAGTAAAATAATATGATAGCTATGATTGTATGCACAAACAATGTTTTACTAATTGTGCCTTTTTCTATGTGCTGCATTCCCATAATAAACAAGGAAATACAAGCTAATAATAAGAAGAATAAACTCTGCATTATAGTAGGTTTTTGTCGGTTAAATAATCAATAATATCTCTATGCTCAAATTGGTAATCACCAAGATATGTGTGTTGTTCTTCCTGGTCATAGCCATTGTGAAAACTAAAAGTATGATGCATTTCAATCACGCTAACATCTCCATAGTAATCACATACTTCCAAGCCTAAGAATTTGCATAGGTCATACTTGCAAATGCTGATGCCTTTTTCTTCAAGGAAACTATCCTCATAGTAGATGCTACCTTCTACAGTTTCGCCATCTTGATGGTGTAGGTCAAAAAGTTTTTTTCGTTGTGTTAGCTTGTTAATAAAGCTGCCAAATGTGTTTGTCCAATTCTCCATAATTTTAAGTTTTGTTTTGGTTTACAAGTTAATTATAATTTGGCAATTCTCAAATTTCTGAGGATTGTTTGCCATAATCATTTCTAAATATTCTTTTGTGTCTAAGGTGCATTCCCAGCTATCGGTGTAGAATCTTTCATCGTTAGTGTCGTAATGTGAGCCACCTTGTCTTACTATTGTGTATGCTTCCATAATATTTGTTTTTTGTTTTTGTGCCTACTCTGTTAAATCGGATTTTCGGCATCCTCCGTTTTTGTTTAATATATGTGTTGGTCAAAGTGTTCTATTTTTGCAGCACTAACATCACACCCATCCTGTGCTTTTTTCCAATAATAATCGTAATTACTTTCGTTTATTTCGTTAGCTATTTCCAACTGATAGTTTATTTCTTGGTTAATTTGTTCTGGTGTTAAGTTTTCCATTTTGTTTTGTTTTTGTATGGTGCTTCATTGCTACCATACCTCTAATATAAAACCCTTTTTCCGAATAAAAAAATTTTGTACCTTAAAAAGTAAAGTTTTTTTTAGTTTTTTTTGTAACTGCTTGATAATGAGTAAAAATAAAATGGGCATAATCCAAAGAAAATGCCCACAAAACAAAACAATCTATTATGAAAACGTGGCATTGCACCACTTATAGACCTTTCAAATATAACTCACTAAATGGGCAACCAAGCAAAGGCTTTGGTATTACTTTTCAACATCTGCAAAAACTTGGTAAGCAAAACACCACCACCCATAAACCCACCTGCTACAAGCAAAGCCGTTATCCTGGTTAAGCCTTGCATAAAGTTTAGGAACTTGTCGGTCTTAACCTCTGTCTTATTATCGTTTTTTACTACTTTGGTGTTTTGAACATTGGCTTGTCGTTCAGTCTTTTGGTTTTGCTTGTTAATCTTTACAGCTTGTTTACCCTTGTATATGATAATCGTGTCCATTATTACACCACTATTGCAATAGCATTGCTGTAAGGCATCCTCACACGCTTTTAAATTAGATTTTAAGTTCCTTTTACTTTGCCCAAATGTCAAACCAAATAAAAAGACTAATATTAATAGTTTTTTCATATCGTAAATTTAAAAATCATCTTCACACCAAATCGGTGTTTTATCACCAAACCAGGCTTGTCTTAAATTAAACTCAAAAAACTCATCCGCTTCTTCTGTTGTCATATGCTCTTCCAAAATTTTAATGCATTTCTTAACGGAATAAATTAAGCGCATACTGCTCCAATCAATGCCAATTATGGCATCATCAAAACCATCGGCTTTTAACAATTCTTCTTCTGGATAACTCTCCAATATTTCTTCCATCATAATATTAGTTTATGTATTAATTTATCATTGTTTAATTCATAGACCTGCTTGTCTATTTTATC